CAGCCGGTACACAACAGCAAGCGCTTAATCAGCAGATTGCCAATACGTTGTATGGTAGCTACGCTAACCAGTTAAACCAACCTTATAACCAGCTTGGCTTTATGTCTAGCATTTTGCAAGGCTTACCGATTGGTGGTACACAAACTCAACAGTACATTGCACCCGCACCACTTACTAATCAGTTGGCTTCTCTTGGGCTTGGAGCTTATGGTGTAAGTAAAGCTTTCGGTCGCAAGGGTGGTAATGTTAAGATGGACAACATCGGGAAAACAAGAAATAAAATGGGTGAAGGGCTAGCCGAAGCCGCACTCTTTAAAGCAATGGGAGGCAGAGCATGAGCTTAAATCAAATTTACGAAGCAGCTAGTAAACTGCCTGATCCAGAGCTTATTGCCATTCTCAAAGGCGCGCCTAGTCAAGTACCACAAGATGTTGCTAGATCCATCCTCACTCAACGTAACCAGATGCATAATGCATCAGCTGCGATGCCACAAGGTCTTGGCGCAGTACAAGCTCCTGTTATGCAGGGCATGCGTGCTGGTGGCATTTTAGGTTTTGCTGGAGATGAGGGCAGTCAGATTGAGCCTAGTCCTTTAGATAAAGCGCTTACCATGGAGAGTGTTAATCCCCAAGTGGCCGCTCTTGCGCAAAGTATTTATCAGCAAGAATCCTCTGGCGGACGTAACACTGCGACCTCAAATGCCGGCGCTGTTGGTGGTATGCAGATGACTCCTGCTACGTTTAAACAATACGCTGATAAAGGCTGGAATATTAATAACCCAGTTGATAACGCCCGTGCTGGGGTTCGTTATATTAACGACCTATACTCTAAAACAGGTAGCCCCGCATTAACTGCTATTGGTTACTACGGAGGTCCCCATGCTATCAAAGCAGCTCAAGAAGGCAGACCTATATCTGATCCTCGTAATCCTCATGCTCCTAATAATTTCGAGTACGCTCGTAACGTAGTAGGTCGTATGTTAGGTAGTATTGTGCCTTCTGCACAGGCTGCAGAAAACGCACCCGCAGGTCCTGATCCTGCAACGGCAGAAAGAATGGCGCTAGATATGCAGCCTCAAAATACCATGGGCCCAATCGGCACCGATCCTGAAACAGTTGGGATGAGTGGCATTGGTATGGCTAAAGGTGGTATTGCTAGGTTTGCTGGTAATACAAACGGATCTGTTGTAAATGGCCCTTATTATGAAGTTCCCGGCACCACCACTGTAGCTCCAGCACCTACTCTTGAATCAGCCTTTAGAAGATTCGGAGATTGGTGGTCTGGCCCACCAGCGCCTACCAACCCAGATGTAACAGCTAACCCAAATATATTAAACATGGGAGCTGCAGGTTCTATACCTGCTAATCAATTACAAACATGGGCTGACGCAGTAGCTAAAGGAAACGCTCCAGCACCTGCAGCACCTGCTAGTTCTCCTTTAGCAACAACTACACAAGGCACCGATCCAACAGACCCCTTTAATCAATTCTTAAGTCAGTACCAAGATTGGTTGGGTCAAAACCAAGCTGCTCGTGGCCAAGCTATGGAGCAAGGTAAAGGTATTGCAGCATTGCTTGCTGCAGGCGCTATATCACAGCCCGGGCAACCCGGTGGGTTATTGTCAGGTCTTGCTCGTGGTGCTAGTGCTGCCGCCCCTGCTGCTGCCGCTGTATCCAATGAACAGCTCAAGCGTGATCTGGCTCAAGGCCAAGGCATCATGGGTATGGGTAATATTGTTGGTAATATGCAGCTTAGAAATGCATTGCTTGGTGTAAGACAAGAACAGCTAGGTGTAAATAGACAACATATTGCTGACCAAACAGTTAATAATTATGTTAAAGCTGAAATAAATGGTCCTAATAAAACTCCTTTAACTATAAAGGCGCTTAACGGTGATCAAAACGCAATAAATCAAATTACACAAAAATACATAGCACAAGTTTATCCACAATATGGAATACCGGTGCCTTCAGGCGTATCTAATATGCCCTTAGCTCCTATTGTAAATAGTTTGCCGCCTAATTTTAATGCATTACAAATAAACCCAAATTCACAGTAAGGGAAAATCATGCCACAGTACATGCAACTGCCTAGTGGTAGCTACGTAGAAATACCAGAAGGAATGGACCCTAACGCTGTGTATCAACTTGCACAGCAACAGCATCCTAGAGAGTTTTTAACTCCAGACCAGTTAAGTGCACAACAAGGTTTTTTCCCAGCCGCAAAGTCTGCGGCTTCTGGTTTTCTAGGTAGTACCGAACAAGCATTGGGGCGTGCGTTTAACTATCAACCTCTACAAAATCTTGGAGAGAAAACTCAAGCTGAAGCTGGGCAAGGTTATATGCCCACTACCCAAGAAGACGTAGATAAGGCATTTAACACCGGCATTATGTCTGGTGTAGGTGCGCTATCTCGTAAATATTTAACTGAGCCTTTAGGGGAAATGGCTGGACGCTATGGCGTTCCAACAGTAGCGGGCGCTCTTGCTGCTGCGGCTATTCCCGAAGAAGCAACGTTAGGTTTAGGAGCCCTTGGCACGATGGGCTTACAAGGCGCAGTGCGCGGCGCAGTCATGACAGCCACGGACTTGCCTGCTGAGGTTAATGACAATTTACAGTACCAACAGCATGTTAACCCCGATCTACCACCCGACGCATTAAAAGCTACAGCCGCTGGTATTGGGCAAGCTGTACTTGCAAGCTTTGGTGTTCCCGGTTTTGGTTACTTGCCACGCGTTGCTAAAAACTTATTTGGTAAAGACCTTGGCCATCTTAGCTCTGAAGTTGTTGCTGGTAAAATGACGCAGGCAGAAGCTGTCGATGAGTTATCTAGTCGTTCAGGTTTATTCCTTAAAAATGCCGCAGCTAACTACGCTGGTACCGCAGCTTTAGGAGTTGGCTCCGAAGCACTACAACGCGCACAAGCTGGCCAGCCTGTTACTGATGAAGAAGCCCAGCAAGGGTATAAACAACAGTTAGCTGGAGCCATTATGCCTGCCGCCCTCTTTGGAGGACTGCATACTATTGGTGCTCGTGGCAAACAGATCGATGCGCTTAATCAGCAAATTGGTATTAAACAATCTGCTAAAGATGAAGCGGATGCTGCAGCAAAAGCTCAAGCAGATCAACAAGCAGCACAAGCACAGAAAGAGCAAGCACAAAGTACAGCCGCGCAAGCGGCGTTCAACGCCGCTCCTGCGGGCTCTGGCTTCCAAGGCGATATGTTTGGTGGTCCTACAGAATTTAAATCTACGGATGATTTAGAAACTGCTTTCCATCAAGCTTCACAAGATCTTAAGCAAGCTAAAGCAAACGCAGCTAAAGTTAAAAACCCAGAAGATGCTATGGACGCATTAAACGCCGTGCGCGACGCCCGTGCGCGAGTTAATGAACTTAGCGGTCAAATGGATGCTATGGGGTTAAACAAAACTCCTATTGATACGCGTGTTATGGCGTCTTATAAGAAGTACCAAGCGCTACAAGCTAAGGCTGACAAGTCGGGTAATGTAGACCATCAAGCGGTAGCGGACCAAGAATTTAATAACTTTAATAACTTATTAATGGAGCGCCAAGCTAAAGTAGATCCACAAGGCGCAGCACAAACAGTTTATAAAGCTTTGCAAGATGCAAAAACTGCCGGCAATACGGATCTTGTAAGTAAGTTAACAGATCAGCTAGGTGAATTACAAAAACGTTTTGAACAACAACCTGAAGCAACGCCCGCGCCATCTAGCGGAGAACTTACTCCTGAAGAGCAACAACGCCATGACGAGTTGCTTATGCAGGCTAACCAGCACCGTTTACAAAATAATAAATTAACGCCGCCTCGTCCCGGCTCTCCTGACTACTATGCGCAAGAAAATGCATTCTACGCAGAAAAAGCTAAGAACGAGCAAGCCGCGGCCGCTCTTGAGAAACAAGCACAACAGATTAAACAAGCTGGTGCTGATCGTGCACTAACTGAGCAAGGTGGTCCAGAAGGCATGGCTACGCAGCAAGCTGATATGTTTGGCTATGATGAAGGCCGTATACCTCGCGCTGAAGAACCTGAAGAAACGCCTGTTGAAACACAAGGAACTGCAGTAAATGAAACACCTGACCAAGCAGCCCCCGGGGTTGAGAAAGGTGTACAAAGCGTGCTTGGCGATCAAGATGAACGCGAAGCTCTTGCAAAACGTGCTCGTTCTAAAAAAATAAATAATTTATTTAGAAGTATTTTTGGAAAAGCGGATGAAGAAGAAACGCTAGATACACCGTTTTTACAAGCAGGTGAAGATACTCAAGTTGATCCAAATGATGTGCGTGAGCAACGCGCTAAGGCTACAACTGATTTAAGAAGTCTTTTACAGACTAGACGTAATTTAAAAAATCTTTATATATCAAAAGATAAAGTAATAAGACAAGCTTACAACGATCATTTAATTTATGAAGATCTTGCAAAGCAGTCTGAAGAAAAAGCCGCTAAAGATAAAACTAATAAAGAAGCTGCTGAAATAGCTGCAGCAGATAGACAAAAAGCAGATGCAGCCTTAGCAAACTATAATAAATTACTAACAGAACGCAAACCTAATATTAAAGTTGAAGGTAAAACAAGCGAAAAAAAACCTATTGCATACCGCGTTAGTAAAACAGCCCTTAAAGATTTTGATTCTAAAATATTAGCGCTTAGAAAAAGAATACGTGCTTTAAAAGATACAGAAGATAACTACAAACGAATTGCGGGTTCTAAAACTAAACCTTTAAATAGTGCGTTACATGCGATACGTGCCAAAAATGCTTTTGCTGAAGCAGCCGATCATTTACAAAAATTGGAAACGGCGCATGAAAATCTTAATGAAGCAGTAGATAGAGAAGCTAATAAAAAAGCTATTGAAATCCATCGTAACGGTTATATAGATAGTGTTTTAAAAGCTGTTGCGCACCACCGTGCATCTATAGATCCGTTTAAACCGCTTTCAACAAGAGAAGCTTTTTTAATTGGTTCTGAATTACATGATGCATTAAAAGGCGTTAATGTAGAAATTTCTCCTACCATTAAACAAAGATTACAACAAGCTATTTCTAAGTTTGGTGAAAAGCCAAAATACAACGAGCCTGTATTTGGATTAGCAAGACAAGAGCTACGCCGTGAAATAAATAAAGAAAATGCAAATAGAAATGCTAACCACTTAGAGTATATTCGTAACAGAATACAAGCTTCTAAACATCTTGCTAACCTAGAAGTCCGTGAAGCGTTAGAGAAAGCCGAAGCACATTTAGATCGTGGCGAAGCAACCCCTCAACTACTTCGTGAACTTGATACCATAACTACTCGTTTGCGTTTTGCACAAGATGTTCATACACATAACTTAACGCATGAACTTTATCGTTTGGAAGATGCACTACGCCCTGACTTAGGCAGCGGCAAACGGGCATTACAAACTGAAATGTTCGGTGAATCCCGTGGAGAAATGCGCACTAGCGCCGGCTCTTGGCAACGCTATACAAATACAAGTAAATACTTACTTGATAGACTTAAAGAGCGTATTACAAAAGACAACTTTGCTAAAAGTATTGTTGAGCGCCACGCTATAGGCGCGCTTGAAGTTAATACTTCAGAGCTAAATGATTGGTATAGCGACTGGATGGATGAAGCAGATAAGCTTCCTAATTTACGCGCTGAATATATTAGCCAAGCTAAAATTGCTCGCGAAGGTAGTCCTCAAGAGCGGGCAGATGCTACAAAACGTATGAAAGAGCTTAGCGAAGCTATTGAAGATATTCATGCTGAAGGACGTGAAATATTTAAAATTCGTGATGATGTTAATAAAGCTTTAGAACAGTTTGATAGTGAAGTTGAGCGTGTGCGCAGTTCCCTTGAACCTAAAACACCTAAAACAGAACAAAGTCCAGAGTTTAAAGCCGCGTTAGATAAAATAAGCACCGCAGCATTTGCCGCTGAAACTAAACGTAGAAATGAAATTGAAAAAGAACGTAAAGATGCTGAAGCTGCTAGAGATGCCCGTAGTGCTGCAATAAATAGATTTTATAAAGAAACAGCTACGCAACCACGTACCGTTTCTATGAAAATTCATTACAGTACAGATGAATTAGAAGACTTGCGTAAACAAGTAAACGCTCGTAAAAAAGTGTTGATGAACTCTGAAAATGCTAAAGACCCTTTAGTTAAACAAAAAATTAAAGAGCTTCAAAAACAAAGCACGCGTTTTACAAAAGCTATTAGGGGTGAAATAGTCCTTTATAAAAAAACACATGAAAAAGTTTATCCTAAAACTGACGAAGAACGTAGACAAGAACAGCGCGCTAAAGATATAGCTGCAGCTGCAGCTCATGTTGAACCTAAAGCTAGACAAAAAAGACAACTTGCTTTTGATAAATTACGTAAAGCTCAGCAGGAATTGCTTAAAGTACAATCTGAACATTCGGCTGAAATAACTAGCGTTAAAAATGAAATTGCTAGTGATACGCGTTATAAAAACAATAAAGAGAAAAAAGCAGCTCTTAAGACGGCTACTGCAGATATTAATGAAAAATACAAAAGTAGACTATACGCCAAAAATAAAGACGTTAAAGATGCACAGGCCATTGTAGATGATCTTACTGCTAAAATTAACCGTGCTATTAAAATAGGTAATGACACTACAAAAATAGGCCGTCATTCAATAGAAGACTTAGTTGCGTATCAGTATAAATTACTTGAAGCACAAGAAGCTGCAAAACAATTTAAAGAGAATTTAAAACAAACTTTAACTGCTCAAAAACGTAGAAAGTTAAATGAAGCTGAAGCTACTGAAAAAGAAAAACATGAAAACAATTTAAAAATTATTAGCGAGCAGTTACCTAAAGTAAATAAACTTTTAGACTTATCAAAAGTAGATTTATCTACTTTAAAATCCCTAAGAGAAACTACACCTCCTGTGATAGAGAAAGGTATTTTAAAAGCTCCAAAAATTCCAGCGCTTGATAAATTCAAAGCAGAAAAAGAAACAGGTTCTTCGGCAAGTGAGCGTTTAGAAAAACTTAAAGAGCTAGAGGATGCTGACGCTAAAGCAAAAGCAGAAGCCGATGCAGAAGCAAAACGGGCTGCAGATGAAAGAGAGTATTACCGCTTAGTAGAAGAAGAAAGACGTAAACAAGCTGCAGTTGATGAAAAAATTAATACTGCCAGAACTAAACGCGGTCAGAAAAAACTAGCTGCTGAAAATGCAGACCTTGCTGATCGTGAAGAAAGTCAACGCATTGAAGATGCTGAGCGTGAGTATGAAGCTCGCCAAGCCACACGTCAATTTAGTGACGAAGACAACTACGACTACCGCGAACATGAAGGTGAAAGCGGCGTAGACCTCGAACACGCCGACCGCATCGTGCGCGACGTCCAAAGCAAACTGCCAAACGGTATGAAGTTTGAATACTATGCCCGCCAAGCTGATCTGCCTGAAGCTGACAAAGCAGCAATGGCTAGAGCGGGCCGTGACAGCGCTAAAGGATTTGTTACACCTGATGGGCGTATTGTAGTAATTGGTGAACACCACGCAGACGTCGCAGATCTACAAAAAACAATAGCCCACGAATTGATTGGTCACTACAGCGTCGAAGGTGTGCTTGGGCCCGAAGGTATTAACGAATTAACTAAACGCGTATTTGCTAACGGCCGCGAAGATGCATTTGATTTAGCCGCTGATCTTGGTGTGTATGCCCAAGCTAAGTTTGCTTATGACGATGCGATTAATCGCGGCGCTAGCGAAGAAGCAGCGCAAGCGGCGTTCACCAAAGAGATGATCGCTTACACCGCTGAAAATAAACCTATCAAGCGCAGTATTGCTGATAAGATTAAAGGCTTCTTACAGGGTGTTGTGCAAGCTGTCCGCAACGCGTTGGCAAAGATTGGCCTTGTGGACGCCGCTAAAGTTACGCCTAACGATATATACAAACTTATCTCTGACGCACAAAGAGCCTTTGAGCGTAACGAGCTTGGCTTCCATAGAGACGCTAACGGTGAGCCTGTGTTCCGCGATAAGGAAATGAAGTTTAATGGCGCAGACCGCGACGTGGCCGATGTAATTAGAACCGTTGTGCCAACTAAAAATACATCTAGCTTTAACCGTTTGAAAGCTGCTGTTAGTGGTTTTAGAACCGCAACGCTTGATCGTTTTGATTCCTTGTCTCGCATTATGGAGACTTACCGCAAAACGGGAACACCAGCACAGGCGTTGATGGCCACACAGATGATGTATTTTGTTCGCACCTTTGAGCGTGGGTTATCATACGCATCACAGATGATGGCCAACGGCTCTGACATGAAGTTTGTTAAAACTCAGCGCCCAGATGGCTCTTATGAGTGGACAGTAAAAGCAGGTACAAGCGGTAATAGTATTCCTAAAGTTTTGAGAGCATTAGGTAACGCTAAGATCGCAGGGCTTAATACGCCTGAAGAAAAACAGGCATTCTTTACTACTTACATGGCGCTTGAACGTGCACAACAAACAGGTAAGAGCATCGATATGCTTAATTTTGAAGCTGATCAAAAGTTAAGCCCAGAGAAAGTAGCTAAAGTATTAGAACAAGGCCGTAAAGATGCAGCTATACAAGAAGCCCGTAAAGCTTATAACGCTTACAACAAAGGCTTGATTGATATGCTGCACGACGCAGACGTCATTGACCAAGCTACGCGCGACCGTCTTAAGCAAGACGACTACGTACCTTACTACCGCGTAGATGAGAACGGCGATTACAACTTAATGCTTGATAATGAGAAGTTCTTTAAAGTTGGTAGTTTGCAGGATCAACCACACTTACACGAACTTGTTGGGGACAATCGCAAGATTAACAATGCATTTGTAAGCTCTATGCAAAACACCCGTATGCTTGTAGATATGGCGCTTAGAAACCAAGCGTCTAAGAGCATCGGCTTTACTTTAAATAGCTTGGGTTTTGCTGATAAAGCAAGCCCCGGTGTTAAAGCTAGCAATAACAAAACATTGATACGCTTTAAAGTAAATGGCGAAGAGCAGGCATTCCAAGTTAACAGTAAAGTTGAGGATATGTTAGGTATCCCAGCCAAGCATCTTATTCAAGGTCTTGATGGTGTAACGCCTGCTATGCCCGGCTTTGTTAAAATGTTGCGCTTACCGGCTATCGCAACACGTTTCGTAACGGAAGTTAACCCATTGTTTGCTCCACGATTACTATTTAAACACTCGTTGTTTACATGGCTAACCGGTGGCGCTAACACCATACCGTTGGTCGATGCGATGCGTGTACTTAAATCTACGCATACAGGCAAGCTGAGCGACGTGGGCGAGATGTTAAGACAGCAAGGTATCACCGGTGTAGGCTCTGCGCTACATTTCGGGGATCCAGATGTTCAAGCCATCATGAAACAGATCATGACAGGCGCTGATAAAAAACTTAACGTGCATACGTTCACAAGCTTTATGGAAAGCCAAGTTGTTAAGAACGATGCGGCTATTCGTGAATCTTTGTACAACAGATTTATAAAACAAGGCTTGTCTCCCATGGAAGCATCCATGGCAGCACTTGAGTCTACCAACTTCTCACGTCGCGGAGCTTCCGGAAGTATCAGAGCGCTGACTCAAACCATACCATTTATGAACGCGTTGCTACAAGGTTTGGATGTAACCTACCGTACGCTTGCTGGCCGTGCATCCTTTGAAGATAAAGTTAATGCTAGAGCTAAGATGATCCAGCGTGGTGCGATGCTCGGAGCCGCTACACTTGCGTACGGCGCGGCGATGCAGTCTAACCCTAAATATCAGCAAACCTCTATCGAGGATCGTGCTAATAACTGGTTAGTATTTATCCCCGGCGTAGACGAGCCTCTTAAGTTACCTATCCCGTTCGAGCCCGGCTTGATGTTTAAAGCGTTGCCTGAAATGGTAATGGGTATGGCACACGGCGATTTAAGATCCCGTGACGTCGTGCACGCGCTGGGCGCCGCTGTCGGCGATAGTATGCCAAGCGTAATACCTGAAGCCTTGTCTCCAATACTGCAGACTATGACTAACTACTCGTTCTTGTCTGGTCATGCGATTGAAGGCCAGCGCTTACAAGGTCTTGCTAAGTCTGAGCGTTATGATGAGGATACCTCTGAGCTTGCCAAGTTCTTTGGACAGTACCTAGGCTCTCCTGAAATCAAGAAAGCGACCGGCTGGGAAGGCATATCACCTAAACAAATTGACTTTTTAGTACATGAGTACTTAGGTGGTCTTGGGCATGCGTTTACAACGATACCTAATTACTTAACAGGGCCAGCAAGACCCACACTTAAAGCGCATGAAATACCGCTAGTGGGTAGTGAGTTTGCTGATGTCTCTGGGCGTAATTGGATTAACGAAGCTATGGACGGCTTATCTAACGATAAACAAATGGCTGATACGTTTAATAATATGATTGCTCAAGGCGATGCTGCTGGTGCTCAGAAATTTGCAGCACAGTATCAAAAAGATATTGCGATGGGCACAAGCATGGCTGGCTTCCAAAAACAATTACAAGATCTCGGCAAGATGGAGCGCGTTGTTTATGCTAATCCAAGTATGGCGCCTGATCAAAAACGAGATCTTATTGATCGTATTAGAGAAGCACGCACTGAGATGGCCAAGCAGTATGCATTGGCCCGTCGTAAACTAGATTAGTCTCCTAGTACTTCGTTTAACTTCTCAGTGCTACGCACGATGCGCAGTGCGTCAACGCGCATCGGCGGTGCTTTAATACCAGCCAGCAAGTTTAGTCTATGTTCTTTCACCTGTGTATGCGGTAGTTCTTTTAGTGCCTTTACGAAGTCTGCATAGTCAAACCCCATACCCGCACAGAAACCACGGATTGCTCGTTGCTCTATGTATAGCGTAGCAAACCCTTTCGGGTTGTCGTACTCTACACGCCCACATATTTCGCCGCGAGAAATCGTCTCCATAATGCCATCTACCAGCATGGCTTCTTGATTAGCGTCGCCCGCGTCGCTCTTAGACATTGGGCGTAGCACAACACATTTGGAATAGTACTCGCGGATAAATGCGTTAAGTACATCCTCACCTGAGCGCTCAGAATCTTTAATCACAGCGCGCATATCCATAACAATTTGGTGGAAGGACTGCATAATATTACGGATAGGGAGATCAATAATGTTTGCATACCGTTCACCAAGCAATATACAAGCAGTAATACAAGCAGTGATTCCCTCCCACCAAAACCTTTCGTCGTAAGTAAAGTCCATCTCTTCCTTGAGATGTATGTGCGTCTCTTTGTAGATTCGCTTACACTCATCGACATTTTTAACTAAATAATCTACCCACAGATCGCCAATCACACCGTAGTTTTCTTTAAGTAAATTAAGATCTGCTTCTTCTTCTGGCGTCCACTCTAGCTTATCTGTTGGTGTGTACTGTAAAAAACGTAGCAACTCACTATCAGTGGAGTACTGACGTAGCCCCGTAATACTATCGACCATGTTAGTGTTGGCAGACATAAGCATCATCGATTTCCACTGCGTATTGTTAATACGTTCTTTATTAACGCTTGCAAACATTCTGTCCTTACCTTTACCACCGGTGTAGGTCAGCGCTAGTGATGGAAACCACTCAACGTCTTGTCGTGTTTTAACCGTAGTCTCATCCATCACAAAAGGCAAACTGTTTAGTACGCCTACGTGGTGTAAAGATGTGACTGAAGATGTATCAGGACTTGTACCGTAAATATCTGGGTTGCCCCACACAGACGCTGCGATACGCAAGCTTAATGATTTACCAGTTCCCGACTTACGCGAGCAGATGTGAAATATTAATCCAAACACATTGCCAAACTGCATAATCGGGGAGCCAAAGCCTGTCATCCCAAGCGCTAAATGTGTGTAGAGCTTTTTATTAATTAACATGCGTATTACACGTTTCCAGTTCTCGACGGTGCCTTTATACGTGCAGTATTTGTTGATGTTAGCAAGGTCCGGCATGGGGAACGTCTCGCGGCCATTAGCGCGGTAAATAGTATCGCGGTACACAAACGAACTGTCTGCTTGCCAGCCATAGCTTGCGGGAATATCGACGACGCGCCGTGACGCCGAAGCTTCCTCAACACAGCGCCTAATATATTGATGTAAGTACTTATCGTTCTCTGGCGTATTGGCTAGAATGTTTTGTTTAGCGAGAAACTTAAGCGTCTCATCCTTACTAATAATAGCACTCTGCGGTATGGTGATCGCCTTAGCGCCTTCCTTGCGCGCCGCTACCATGTACGCCATGTGCTCTTGATCAATGTTCTTAAGTATCTCTACTAAAAATAAATCGTAGGGCAACACAAGCACTTCAATATTATCAGTCTTGCCAGTATCAGGATCAGTTTCTTTAACAACTCTGTATAAGCCACCTGTCTTGCCGTACATAAAACCATTCGGAGCAGGACTACGCACCGTCACGATCGGTGCTATGGGTGCACCGTCATCATTTAAAATCTCTGCCTTTACCACAACTTCTTTCTCAGACTCGCCAGCCACAACTCTAGCGCATAAAGATAGCGGCGATTTAATCTTAGTGTAGTTAGGGCATGTAGGACATACACGCGGATTCTCGCTGTTAAACTTACTGCACAGATAGAACGGATCACCAGAACTCTTAAGGTCGCGCAGCTTGGCGTACATCCGTTGTTCGGGGTACGGGTGCATTTTAGAAAGCTGTATGGCAAACTCTTCGCCGTCGGTGCAACGGTTAGTAATACTTAATAAGCCGCGCCACAAGGGCTCCATATTGGATTCTTGCGCATTATCTAAGTAGTACTTAAGCTGCGCGCAGCCTTTACCGTTAACAGTTTTATCCATGAGCTTCGCAAAGAAGTTCTCACTGTTCTCAATCAGTTTTACCTTAGTGGCCGGCATATCGGTTAAGCGCTGTGGGCGCGTGCCGGGTATAACAGCCGGTGTTGGGCTTGCTAGTTCTGTATAAGACTTATCTTTAACTTGATCGCGGATTGCTTTGCTAAGAGATTTAAAATCAAAAATAGACCCTTCTATTTTCAACTGTACAGGTCTTGCTTCACGTACGCGCTTACCGTTCTTATAACCTGAGTTAACCGTATCAGGTACGCGCAGTACACGCGCCGCGTCAGCGGTTACATTCTGGTCTATATCAAAATCATGCTCAGCGCAAAGAAGCTTTAAAGCTTCTGCAGTAGGTTTCCACTCATGCACAAAAACGTCATATGTAAAAGGGAAGTAAACGTGTATGCCGCCACCCGACGAAACTATCCACGGTTTACCAAATACATCTAACTTTGTTTCTTTTAAAAATTTACTTAATGCTTCAACGGCCTCTTTTTTAGTCTTATATTTATGATCTCCTCCGCAATCTATATCGAAGAAGAACGCTCTTATTTTATTAGCATTTGCCGCTGTCCTCTTACCTACAGTAACGAATGAAGAAAGGCTGAAGAAAATATCGCCCTCTTCTTTCGCAAACATTTTAATACCGTCTGCTAGTTCTGCAATAGTGGCTTTAAATATATGCCGCTTTGGTGAATGCCGTAACTCAGCGAGACAATAATAACCGGAAGTAGGAAGGACCGTAGCTAGAAACTCTAGCGGTTGCATAGACCGACCCTCGCGCTATCTATCTAAATCAAATATCTCCACAGCTTGAGCCCATGCATCATCGGCGGATCTCCCGTTTTTTATAGCGTATTGAAGTATATCCATAAGGCGTTCTACCCTATCTAAATACACTTTAGAAACTCTGCCTCCTTTGTACCAGTTGTAGACTGTCATGCGCGTAGCGCCTGTTGCTAGGGCTACGCGCATGACAGAGAACTCCAACTTAACAGCAAAGCGCGCTAACTGATTACCGATGGTGCGCGGTGCCCGCGCTACCTTTGTGTCCAATGTATCTGTATACATAGCAGACCTTAGTCGTCGGTGCCCCACTCATCAATCAATGATGCTACATCTGAAGAGATGGGTGCGGTGGCTTTAGGTTTAGCGGGTGCACGCACTGGTGGTTCTTCCGCAACTTCTTCTACTACTTCCTCAGTAGCGGATTCTTCAACAGGTGCGGGTTTAGGTGCAGCTTTACGCGCTGGGCGTTTGCCCTCAAACGCGGGTGCGGTTGTTCCTTGCTCAAATGGTTCGCCATCGTCTTTAGCTTCTGGGAAATCGAACTCAAGCGCTTTAATAGCTTCTTGGCTTTCTCCAGCATTAATGGCAGCTTCATACTCGCTATCCTCTAACCAACGTAAGGTTTTAAAGAATAACTTAGGCGCACTTTCTTTAGTGTCAAAGCGCAGACGTGTGACTACTTCGTTAGGCTCGATACCTTGAGCGGATAACCAGCGAGCATATGCTTGCAGTGGGCGGTTGTCGTTTTCTTCCTTACCAAAAATAGACTTGGCGGGGATAGACATTTGCATAACATCGCCCTCGATATTGTTAGCCAATACTACAGCAATGCGTTGTGAAAAACGGCAAGCTTTAGATTCGCCTTGTCCTGAACCAACTTCGTTCTGTGGGCAGTTCAAGCATTTCTCTGATTGCTTGTTACGTGACTTGGGGGAAGGCACTGTGCCGTCAACAGACCAGCAATCTGGCACGCCGCCCGCACCCTCAGAATAGTTCTTAGCATAATAAGAACGGTTGTAGTGAGGGGAACCAGACACGATAACTACGTCTAAATGACGCTCATCAATACTCGCCACTTCTTTACCATCGACGAGTAAATGGAACACGCCACCTTTAATACTGATGCGCTTACCTGACGATCCACTACCGCCTGTTAAAGCGCTGGATAGTGCTGTAGACTTTTCACGATTGGCCCGACTGGCGGGAACTTTGTTTGGGTTAAATGTTACTAATTCACTCATGTGTTTCTCCTTAAGTATTACTTGGTTTACGAACAGAGACATTAACTTCCGTCTCCATAGCTAGTCCTTTGATGGCAACTTCGGGGTTGTCAGCTAAGAACTCAGCCATATTCTTCTGTGCAATACGTTTCTCTAAGAGATCGAAAGCACCGTTTTCAATTACAAACTCTCTAAAAGAACTCCAATCTTGCGCAAAATAGCGAGACTTTTTGGTAAGCATGACAGTGCCGTGCTCATTCTTCAGGCTTGTTACGCCGATGGCCTGCATATGGTCTTTCAAAGTGTTTGCTACCTTTTTAAGATCTTCCTCAAGCGCGGCTATCTTGGCGTCGTGTTCTTTATTAAGCTCGTCAATCTTAGCGCGTATCTTACGATACACACCCGTAAGCTTATCTACTGGTAGTGCGTCCGTCATGGTGTTTCTCCTTTTTTATAGTGTGTAAAAGATTTTACATCTGTCGTTGTTAACTTGCAAGTATTTCTTCGTAAAGTTTTACAACTTCGGAGTGATCTTGAACTCGGCGCTCTAACTGTTTGAACATACGGCGCTCAACGTCGCTACCTTGCAGATGTACCACAGTAACTTTGTCAGAGTCTTGTCCTACCCTGTCAGTCCTAGCGCAACATTGAATATAAGTGTCTACGGACATTACTGGACCCCAAAAGACTACCGTGTCCGCTGCTGTTAATGTCACGCCGTGCGACGCCGCTTGTGGTTGAATGACTAATATACGCGGGTTGTCTTCTTTTTGGAACTGGGTAAATATGCGGTGGCGGTTATTAGCGGTAATGTTGCCGTGAATGACATCAGATGCGATGCCTTGCTTCGTTAGGAACTCATGAATAACTTCTATCGAGTGTCTAAACGGCGCAAACACTAATACTTTACGATCCGTTTCTTCAAGCACTTCAAGTAATACATTCAAGCGTGGGCTACAATCAAAGTCTACCACTTCACTTTTATCCGTGTACGCCGCGCCCGCACTGATCTGTAGCAACTTATTGATAGCCGCGGCCGCGTTAACGGCAGTGATCGTCTCCCCCGATGCGTTAATTAACAACTGTTCTTTAAGCATTTTGTAGTATTTATTTTGTTGCGCTGTCAACGGAACATCACGGGTAAGCGTTATGACGGGCGGTAGATCCAAGCACTCGGCTTTGGTAAATCTAATCGCTGGTTGCAGCGCATCAAATACTTTATCTTTAGCATCAGGTTTAGCTACCCACTTGTACATTGTTACCTTACGCATCACAAGTTCTTTCCAAGCAGTCATGAACTTAGGTACGCCAGTAGGGTTAACTAGCTTGGCCAAGCCGTAAGCATCAACTGGCGACTGTGCGGCGGGAGTACCTGTCATCATCCAAAGCGTCGTGCGCGCCGTGACTATTTTGTTTAAGCTTTTCCAACGTGTTGTGGACGGGTTCTTGTAGGCGTTCGCTTCATCAACAATAATCAAGTCAAAACGATCATCGTCCAAAATATCTTGCCATAACATATTCAGACCTTCGTAGTTCGTGATGACAAACTCGTAATCGTTATATATTACTTCTTTGCGCTTCTCTACTTTCGTATGGTGCGCCACAGCTGCACTTCGATGTATAACGCTCTTGCCGATGTCGCCCATCCAAGCAGAGTGCATGATAGATAGCGGGCATATAATAAGACAGCGACGCACGTAACCCTTGCGCATAAGATAGTCCGCCGCCCATAGCGCTGATAGTGTCTTACCAGTTCCGGGCTCGGAGAATACGAACGCGCGGCGATGAAGCGTTAGGAACGATGCCGTTTCTATCTGGTGTTTGAAAGGCTTGTGTCTTCCGGGCCAGTCGTAGTGTCTCTCGATCGGGCTTGGTACGTTCTTCACACCGAGATTTTTTAACACTCGCGCTTCGTCAACTCCCCAGTTAATGAGAACTTCGTGCACGCCGTTGCCCAGTGACTTTAAATGTTTGCTCTTAGGAATGATGCTGTATTTCTCTGGGCTCTTAGTCCTAACGAGCAGAGCTTTGTCGTTGATGATCTGCATAATTAACTCTTTATTCTGTAGCCGTTTATGTGATATTCGTGGCCGTGCTCAAGCTCTCCAGCTTTTATTAGTCTATTAAAGTAAACAGCTAACTGATAATTTTCTACTAGTTTTTCGCAAAGCTCTTCCGCTTCTACCCAATCACTACCAAACATATTGAGCCAAAGGTTTCGTAGGTCGGTTATTGTAGGCGCTAGCAATTCAGGAATTTCTTTTCGAGGTATGCGTGGATAGAACACGCGTACGCCACAAGTTACTTGAATAGAAATATCAAGTTCTTCTCGATCAAATTCACCATCTAAACTAGGCTGTCCAAGATCAAGCGCGAGTTGTTCGGATACAGAAATATCATTAAGAGATCGTTCAATAATGTTTCTAAATTGATTGTGATTCATAATAGTAGCCATAGATCCTCCTACACGTACAAACGACAAACAGTATTCGGTCTTACAAAAGTCGGCGAGAACGGCTGCGCGAACTCTAGTCTACCGCTGTTTGCTAAGCGGTGGAAAGTTGCATACCACTCAGGATCAATAAGCGTAGTCTTAAGTACAGTAAAGTCTACCCATTTATTTCCAAAACGTGTTTGCCAGAGACTAATTAGAGTTTCTAGCGGGGTATCTAGTGAAGTAATTGTAGGGTTTTCTGCACCTATTTGCTCGTGCACTTTATCCATCACTTCATTTAACTTATCATCGTTACGCAAAGCTTGTAATGCAATAGTGAATAGCTCACTCGATGTCACAGGAGTTATTCGGTTTGCTTGTTTAGTAGATCCACGTTGCGGGGCACTAACTGCATTAACAAAAAGCGCATGAGCAGGCACATTATGCAGTTGTTGCCATAGCGGTTGCTCTGTTGCCTGTGCGTAAATGTTACTCGAACTTTCTACCGATACGTTAGGTTGTAGTGTTATAGTTTGTTCTTCGGGCGCAAGCGCGCTTGAGAACGGATTTTTAAAGCCATCAAAAATACCCATCGTAGTACTCCTTTAGTGCGGTTAATGTTTCTCTATTTTTTCTTTTTATATACGCGCCCGTTATCTGCCATGTTGGCACTCGGATCACGTAGTCTTAAATTGCCAGCGGTTGTTTTACCGCCAGCGTTCAAGTGTTTCTTGTGGTCAATCTGTTTACCTTTACGATCAATTCCCAACTTGTCATACAAGCGCCTAGCTTTCTGGCGCTCTAGGAATTTCTCAACTTCACCATTCTTCTTTTGCAACTGATACTTACGCTTCCACTTTTCCTTTTCTGTCATTGCCATGGTTAACTCCTATGTATTAAATTCACAGGTACTCACAGGACAATATCCGCAAAGGCCAGACTGTTTAGGGTTCCACACATTGTTGTCCATACTGCCAGCAATGGCGGCTGTGCGCGTGCGGAAGTCCCACCAAAGCGGTTCTTTCTCTTGGCGGTATACTGTTTCCTTAATAATACTCCCTTTCATAACAAAAATCAGGGCCGAATTAACGCGGGTTATTTCAGGAAAATAAGCCATTACCATCAAGGACATAAGCGCTAGCTGATCGGTATCAGGATACTTATCTTTACCAGTTTTATAATCAACTACCCAAGCCAAACTATTTTCCTTATCTACAATAAGTAAGTCAGCGGCACCACGCACCCAAACGTTTTTATCAAAGTAATCTACGGGTTCTAGCTTTTCGGTAAGCGCCATCTTAAACTCGGGATACTTATCTCCCTGCTTACGTTTAAGTGACTCTAGCGTATTAGTAAGAAACTCCATGTCTTTAGGCAATGGTGCGTTGCGCTTGATGTAGTTCTCACAAGCTTTGTGCAACTTCTTGCCATAAAGCATCTCTTCCGATTCTTCAAACGGATAGCGTTTAAGTACTTTCGTTTCGTGGTACTTACGTGGGCAGTTCTCGTACTCTTTCAGCGCTGAATACGACCAAGCGAATTTAGGCATGATTTAATCCTCATGTTGTTTTAACTCCAATGATTTAATCGCCTTATGCAGTACGGATGAAAACTTAGTTACAAACTTCTCGTTCGCATTAAGATCGTGCTCTCCAATACTATGTAAGACGGCGTGCACCATTTCATGCAATAGAACTTCCTCGAGTTTAAAACACACAGACTCACCGATAACAATGCGTCGTTTGCCATAATCTACATGGCCCACTTCGCCGTTTGCTAGCGCATTATCTCTACGCTTAATCTCGTACTTCTTACGCGCGATTGTTACTGTTCCAAAATCGTATAACATGATGTTTCTCCATTTTTATTATTTAGCTTCGCCGTAGCGTTTTCCACTTTCTGTTTCAGCCCCCAGTGGAAGTGAAGGCATATATGCAGACTCCATGATCATCTGAGCGTGAATCCAGTCTTTTGCTTCTTCGAGCTCTTGATCTGGAACCACGGCCACAAGTTCATCGTGTACAGTCAGAACGATTTGATAGCGCTTATTAATTCTAAGCATCGCATCAGTCATCACTATACGCGCTAGAGCCTGCACAATATTCTCTACAATCTTTGATCCATAAATCTTTTTACCAGTCTCGCCGTACACCCATTCAGTACGCTTGTCTTCACCCTTGATTGCTTTCAAGTTAGGGTAGCGCAGTGCCATGCTGTTAGGCAGTACTATCTCACCTTTGCGAAACTGAATACATTGAAACTCGTAAGTGTCGCCCCCGTCGAGACACTCATAAAGCATGTCATCACATAAGCGCCAAAGCTGTTTTACTTCGTCGGCTTCTTTGCGGTACGCATTGATGATGTGCTTTGCCGCCACGCAGTGGGTAATAATTTCTGCATCTGTGCAACGCCGTGGTATAGCGAGCGCCTTTTCAACATTATCTTCGTTTTCAAAAAATTTCTTAACTTCATCCTTGCCTATTCCAAGTTGTTTAGCAAATTTCTTGTCGTACAAAACAGGCGGCGCACCAAGGAACCCCGTCAATAACTGCGAGCCAAAACTAAGCCACCCCATGCCATACCCGCAACCTAATAGCGCAGACTTTGCAGACTGTCTAAGATCAGGATGAGACTCCTTAGTCATGTTAGGCACACCAAACATCTTAGCGCCGAACGCCGCATACACATCGGCACTACCACGGAACAACTCTAGCACCGTCTGATAATCCGCGAGCCAAGCGAGCACTCGTGGCTCGATCTGCGATAAGTCAGACACAACAACTGTGTAACCCTCTGGCGCGCAGATCGCGTTGCGCAGTGATGACTTTCGCTTTAAGTTCTGCAAGTTAATGCCGCTACCTCTTGCTGCCGACCATCTACCCGTGTGTGCGCCGTAATAATGTAGTGGTACAGGCAGACGCCCGCGCTTGGATATATCCAGAAAGCGCTGTGCACGTGTACGCATAATCGTAGACTTAACTCTTAACCGCGCTTCACACAGCAGGGCTATATCCTCGTTATCACTATCAACTAACGCTTGGAACAAAGCATCGTTCTTAGCAAACGCATAAGCAGTCTTACCTGTTTTCTTACTGACTTTAGTCGGGGCTTCTACACCAAGCTGTTGTAGTAAGTTGGCAAACTTAGCGTCACTTGCTAGATCTTCCTCCGCTACGTTTAAGCGTGATAGCAAATCAGCAATGCGCTTATTCTCTTCAGTAAGCGCTTTGTTTAGCATCTCGCCATCAAGCTCAAGTTTAGGATCGGTGTACATCTTGAGCGTCATATCAATAAGATACAACTCATCTTTAGGGTATCCATCCACTAAGCGCTTGAATATTTCCTCACATAAGAACACATCGTGCTTGCAGTACTCAGCTAACTCTAGCTCAACGTCTTGTGGTAAGTCAGTCATACCATCTGTTGAGTGAACAGCATTGCCTTTAGGCGGTAGGTTAAACTCGCTAGCTAAGCGCATCAGTGAGTTGCCGACCTCGATGCCGCGCAGTGCCCGCGCCATGCTTAGCGTATCGAAAATAAAACGAGGACGCGCACCAAACACCCAGCTTAAAATAGCCACATCAAACTGAGCGTTGTGAGCGAGGACCGCCGTGTGCCGCCAGTCCACTGTATCGACGAATGCTTGAATGTTATCACCGCTTATCCAGTGAATTTTATCGTCGCCTAATTCTTTAAACCCAAGCCCGAAAGCTTTAAAACGTTCGTCGCGAATGTACTCCTCTGTTGTAAGTTTACTAAGCGTGTAGTCTTTGCTCGACCACCGCGTTTCAAAATCAATCACTAATACTTTATTCTTCATTTTTTATTGTCCTATTTAGTTCGTCTAAAACTTCTTGTATTAATTCATTACGCCTAGTACCCGCGAGCGGCAGCGTAACTAGTTTATATATAAGTAAACCTAGTTTATCGTCAGGGTTTTCTTTAATATAATCCCCAAACATCACAACGTATTTATTAAACTCATAGTGCCGTTGTATTTCACGCTCGAGATACCACGCTGCTTTCTTAAGATCTTGTACGCCTTTACCTTTTAAATCTTTGCGCCACATATACTTAACAGCATTGCCTACATTAAAGCGCATGTGTTCTGTGAGTTGTATAGCCTCAATTTTAGATGGGTGACTCGTGTAATGCTTAGGATGGTTAACTGGATCGTCTTTCATTTCTCAAATGCCTTATGAATTATTGTCGGTACTAATTCGGATTCGCTTGCTACTTTTAATGCTTTTTTTGGATCTGGGTACAAAAACTTCATTAGTACTGGATGAAATATTACGTCTTTCATGTTTTCCTCCCATCAACATGTTTAGGTAATCTTTAAAAAAAGGTAGTCTCTTTTCGTCAATGACAAGCGCTGTGCCGTTTGCTGTTAGTATGTCCATCATGTTACGCCGCTGTAACATCGTCGGCTTATTCTTATGCATATCTGCTTTAACTTCTATAGCCAAGAAAAATCCGTTTACACAAGCGATGATGTCAGGCACGCCCATCTTGCCGAACTGCCCCATGGCAGGCATGAAGTAATAGACGTCAGCGCCGTGCTCATGAAGCATATCCTTTATCTTACGCTTTATTTTACCTTCTGGGGTTTCAGCCATATTAGTCTTTTAAATTATCAATCCATTCATCAAGTAGTTCATGCAAATACTCGCGGTTATGCTGCCCTACCGTTTTGTTTTCAGTGGTTACATTTGAATCAGCAAAAAGCTTTGAGGCGTTTGTTGAACCCAACTCAAAAACATCTTTTGTTCTATGCACTGTACAAGTTGCATTCAGCGAAATACTGATTAATGCTAAGCTTTTTTCCATAATTATTCTCCTTTATTTATAACCAACTCCCCTCTAAAACATATTTCTTTTTGCCGTATATAACAACATCAATTTGACGAATCTTTCTTGGCAGTTTTTTAGCGAAGTGCCTTGCACGACCTAAGTAAGGCGTGGTAATAAAATTACTGTGCGAAATACCAAACTTATCTCGCTTGATAATCCACTTGTTAACCAAAACCGAATACATTTTTTTTGATCTGATCATAATTTAGCCCAACCAAATAACACCCAAGTAATTGGTGCAATAATTAGTCTTAAAAATCTACCAAAAACAGATGATTTGTCAGATTTAATTAAAATTACCGATTCTTTAGTCATCTTTAACATCCTTGAAAAACCTAATTTTGGGATTAGTCTTTTCGTATAAAGAATTAATTTCCTGCCAAGAAAATTTATATTGTGTGCTTAATTCATCAAGCAAAATAGATAAATTCCACCAATCGTACACATTAATTAAAGGAACATTAATCTCATCTGGATAGGGTTCATCATCCCCATAAATATATATTCTTCCGCCAACCCAATTAATACCATTTTTTTCAATCCATTCTCCGTGACTGGGGCCTAAACAAGTTGTAGAGTATGTGTACATCATTCTTCCCATTCTCCTATAATGTCGTAAGGCGTAGTTTCTTCAAAAAGATTTTCACCTTTTTTTGTCCAAGATCCGACATGCCACGCTCTATTTTCAAATACTGCTCCGTGAATTTCATAAAAATGAAGCTTATAAAAATCTTCAATATTATTATCATAAATTTCATATATCTTAACTTTACAGCCATTACGATTTTTATAGTATTTGCCTACCTCAATTTTTAGCTCAACACTCGCTTTTTCTTCTTGGTGCGTTTCTACCCATTCAGATATTAGGTCATATTCTCCTCTCATAAAATGATTGCCTTTTATTTGCCAATAAAGAGGAACCCAACAATCATCTTTAAAAATAGCGCCATGAATGTCGCCGTCATAAACCTCATAGATTTTGGCTTTATGCCCATCACGAGTTTTATAAAACTTACCTGCTTCAATTTTTAGCTCCTTTGGTTTGATGCGATATTCCTCTCTTTCATCCCAAGTCACATACCCCTTTGGAAAATCTTTCCATTCCAATTCAGCATTTTTGTACTGAATCTCCGCACCATCAGCCCACGCTTTGATAAGGGCTGAATGTTTATGTGGTTTATTCATCCCATTCTCCTATGATGTCGTGAGTTGTTTCTATAGCTAGATAACATTTACCTGTATCTGTCCAAGATAAAACAACCCATTCTTCTTTAGCCTTTTGTATGGCACCATGGATTTTGTACGGTACAGATCCGTCAGTGGCGTATATTCTTGCTTTTTCACCATTACTCATTTTATAAAACTTACCCGCTTCAAGTCTTAATTCTTTGGGTTTGATGCGATATTCTGTTCTCTCATCCCAAGTCTCATAGCCTACAAAATCAAAATCTATCCATTTACCTTCAAAAGATTTGAATTGAATTTCAGCGCCGTCAGCCCATGCCTTGATAATCTGGGCGTGCTTGTGTGGTTTACCCATGCTTAACTCCTTTAATAATTTCCATCTTCTTTACTTAGTAAGCGCTTATACGCATCGAGTAATCTCTGCCGTTCCTCAACAAGTTGTAGAATGATCTCGCTTGCTTTATCCACATTCGCTTTTAAATCCACAACCGTGTAGTAATTACGCAGACTTTCTGCGAAACGTATAAGCTCTTTGTTCGTCATAAACAACTTACTTTATTTTGTTTCTCTTTTTGGTTTCCAACCGTACTTGCGCCACGTCTCTTGCACATCCATCTTTTTTGCATGGTACTCAGCGCCCCCAAACAGAGTCATTTCTCGAGGTGGGTTAGCGGGATCATATTTATCAAAGATCTTTTGTTTTGTTTGTTTTTGCATGATGTTCTCCTAGTTAAGATGTTGTGGTACTTCATCGTCGCTGTGTTTAATACTTTTAACTACTCGCTCAAAGGCCATGCCAAGCGCGGCGGCAAGCATTTCCTCGTTCATACCAAGCGTTAGTATTTTTAAACTAAATGTTTCTTCCGAAGTATTTTCAACCACAACAACAAACCCTCGTTTGTTTTCTTCCGTTGAAAGACATTCCGCAACTTCTTTGTGAACTTCGATTTTGTATTGACTAAAATTTTCATCGTTTGTGCTTACTTCTGTTTTTAAATCGGCCATGCTGTTTCTCCTTTTGATACTGGCACGTTAATTAAATATGGTGAGCAGATTTTTTACCTGCGCTTGCACTTCCAAACGCGTGGGTATATCTTTGCGTAGGTCTTTAGTTGTCACGCCGACCAAGGCTTTCTCTAGCGTATCGCACGCCGTGGCCAAGCCCACGTCGCCCGTGAAGTTAAACTCACGACCTAACTGACACAGCTCTAGTGCCCCATTCAATAACGTGTCGTGGAACGTGCGGGCCACAGCTTCACCCTTGATAACATCAACCTGTAGGCGATCGACCATGCGCTCAAGATGCTCGCGGAACTTAGCCTTATAACTATCGATCGCGTTGTTCACGCGGTCCTCAGTTAATCTAGCTAACTTCTCCTCAAGTTCTTGCTGTAACTCGTTACCCACATCGATACGGAAGTCGCCGCTAGATGGCACAGGGAAGTAATTAATGCGGAAGTCAAAACGCCGTACAATGTCGTTGGCGTCGGGATACTCTCGTGCATTAAACATATCCCCCAGTGACATCGCTTGCGCCGTTATCAAGGATGGGTATATATCAATAAAGTCTTCTACAAGAGTTGCGAACTCCTCACGCGCAGTGTCCGCCGCACTTGAGAACTCCATGAACTTGGACGTGGGTAGTAAGCGTAGCCCACTATCACTCCATGGCAACGTGTTGTTATAAAGGTAGGTACGAAACGCCGTGACGTGCTTGGTAATATTCTCAAGTTCACTACGCCCCGCAAGTAAGTTCTTGTTAACTCGCGCGGCATCCTTAGTTGCCCGCTTGTTACTATTAACCTCACTCGTCACAGACTTATCAAGTTTACGGGCAGTCCACACACTGGTGGATACCTCAACTAATAAACTGCATGTGTCTATGTTTAATCTGCTCATGATATTTCTCCTGTTGATTATATTAAAAGGACCTACTAAAATTGTCAAACGTTTTACAAGTATTTAAAATTTGCCTCAACAAACTGTGTTAACTCCTCATATGCATCTAGCTTACGTAACATATCTAAACTAGGCGCATCATCCCACTGATCAAGTACTGACTGGATAAACACATCAAGCGCTTTATTAATACAAAGCTCGATGTAGCGTGGGTTACGACGCCGCGCCGCATACTTCGCCCTACGAGCGTTATCTCTGATCTGCATAATCTCTTCCCACTTATTATTGGCAATGCGTAGCTGCTTACACAGTCTATCTATTTCCTCATCATGATCTACCTCACTCTCCACAATTTCTTTGGGAGAATAGCTATTGTTAAACGCATAGTACGCCACAGCATTACGCCAGTCCTCCAAGAGATCGTTCACGCTTACGTTGTACCCATCAACGATCTCGCCTGTCTCTTGCATAGCTAACAACAAGCCTATGTAGTTACGATCGTATGCCCAGCTGTGCGCGCACACATACGTAACGTGAGGATCGCCACCACTTAGCGCATCGAAGTACGTAGCCCAGTCAGTGAACGTCATGAGTAAGCGTGTGTTAGTTAATGCTTTGCGGATGTTGCGCGCGAAGTCGCGCCGTGCTTTCTTACGCTCTGGCGATGTTTTGAATCTAAGTACTGGCGTATGATGCGAGCGTGACATGTCTAGTGTGCGCTCACCATCGACCAAGATGAATGTAAGTTTAGCGGCTTTAGGATCGCTAGGTATACCCGAGCTTTTAGTTAGTGGTACGTACGCATTTGTTATGGGCGCACCCACATGTGCCACCGCTTGGAAGTTTGTTACTTTATAAAACCCAAAGGCTTCCATAAAGTTTTTAGTGGACGGCGAATTATAAAAGCCAACGTAAGTAACTTCCGTGCCGTCACTGTCTGGCGGGCAGAATGTTATCAGCGGCGTGTTGTAATGCCATAACTCATAGCACTCGCCGTCGTCATTGATATTATTCTTGCGTATCGAATAGTTATAGTATGTATGACGGTCGAGCGGTTTGCGCCACTCGGTCCATCTTGGGTTGCGCTTGCTTGTCTCTACAGTGTCAAAGAACTTCTTGGCTTCAGCCCAATCTCTGATGCGTGGTAAGCGTCGTGTTAATGGATAGTTGTTGTACATGATGTATCTCCTTTTAGTTAGTGGTTACTTCTTTATAAATGTAATTGCTGCAATAGTGCCATACAAAGCACCGCCCTCTTCCTCAACGACAATATAGTCCTCGTAGTCGTTATCTAGTAAGTACTCGTGAATATGTTTGTCGTCATACCAATAAGACGCCATCTTGGCCATTGCTTTATTATGCGCATGGATCTCATCGTGCATAAGCGCTGTGATGTGGGCGATGAACGTATCAACAAGATCTTCAAGATGCTCTTGCATGTCAAGAATGCGTGCGTCACGCAACTGGCCCGTGCCTATGATGTCACCCTCTGCTACATCATCGGGTAGGAAATAAGTGTTCCACTCATCAACAACGTCTCTATAAAAGGTAATGCAACTGTCTACCCAACCCATGGCCCACAGATCTTTGAGTAACCAAAACTTATTGTCAGGATTAATAGCAGCCATCTCGAACAACTCGTTGCTCAAACGCAACTTAGCGCGCTTAAGTTCAGCGCGATCATAGCCGTCATACACCACCTCTGGATCCTCAAGGCCATACTTGTTAGTTAGTTCTTCCACGAAGTATCGATGCTCCTCCTCTTGATCAATACTTATCATGTTACCAACCCAATCACTTTTCTTTTTAATTTCCCATATTCGTGCTTGCACTTCTACGGGTAAATCTTTATACTTAATACTGTTCATGATGTAATTCTCCTTTCGTTGATAGTTAAGACAGACGGTGTGTCACGGCGACACACCGTTTTGTTTTTGTTACGTATGTATCCGCACTACTTTGCCACGCTGTGGCACAAAACTATCATTGTCCACAACGCCCCATAACGCAGGCATATCGGGCATGATGTAATCACTCTCGATGTAACCATCGGTAAGATAAATCACACCGCGTGCTTTAAGATTACGCTCTGCAATATATTGTGCTACGCAAGACACCGTTGTGCCGCCGCCACCCATGGGCTTTAACGCCGTTGCGATGCCCTCATACTCATGCGGCATGAACACCTGATCCCCACATACTGCGGTATCCCACCACAGTACACGCACACGCTCGGGCTTGGCCTGTTGTGCAAGCTTGGCGATCTCGCCCATGACGATTGGCATGATGCTGTTCATCGAACCCGATGTATCGTTGGCGATTATTAACTCGCCTGTGGCTTCGGTGAAGTGTGTCGGGAACAATATGCCGTGGGCTAGCATGCGCTTATTGGGCGGGTTAAACCGTGAGTAGTCATCGCCTTGAGTGACTGAGGTGATGAACTCGCGCAGTGCGTGCCGCCAGTCGGTGTTACTCTTGCGGCCTATCTTGCCGAGGGCGCCCCCGCTACCTGATGCGCCGCGTATCTTATCGGCGATGATCTTACCTTCGCGCAAGGCTTCCTCCACGGCCTTAGTTAACTCGGGTATCTGGTCCTCGGGTATCTCCTCCATCATATGCTCATCGAGCGTGCCGTCTGCGCCGCCCGCGCCGTCTGCGTCGCCTTTGCCATTGCTCTTGTTATCGTCTTGCTCGTTGATAAGTAAGCGCAGTATGTCGAGCGTGGCGAGGTCCTTATACTCTGGCTTGTAGAGCGGCGGGATACTCTTGGGAGGGTCCACGAACGCATGCTGTGGATCGGTCTCCTCGATCACGTTGTTAACCACGTAGTCCATGGCCTTGTTAACTATGCCCCCGTAGCGCTTGGACACTTTGCGATACGCCGTGCAGTGATGCAAGGATATATGTAACGCTTCGTGTAGTATGAGATAGCGTAACTCTTTGCGACTCATGGGCGCGATGAACGCGGATCCGAAAAACATATCCTTACCGTTTGTGGCCGCAGTGCGCACATCGTCTCTGACGTGCGCGTTGCCTACGTGCATGGCGGTTGCGATTAGCGCGAAGTCAGGATGCCTAAAACAATCTAACTTCACCGCGAGCACGCGCTCTGTTAGGGAGAGCGACTCCCATTTACTTATTGCCATGATGTGTACTCCTTGTTAACTAAAAAACTTGGCGTTGTCTGACAGAAGGGTACCGAACTCTTTAGTCTGTAAGAACTTAGAGAGTGCAACGCCACGACTGTTGGCGACTAGTGAACCGAACAGTGTGAACGCTTCGGCATGCATGCGCTTGACGTACACCACAACAGCTTCGGCATGCTCGCGCGTCTCGGTCTGACTAATAAAATTAATACACTGCACGATTTGCGCTGTTAAGTTGTCTGATACTGGCGCATTCTGTGGGTCGGCCACCACGCGCTCGAACGGCGTAACACTGAGCGAGAACCGCAGTGTCGTCATGATGTGCGCGGCGAAGTACTCACCCACTGCACCTGCGAGCGCACACTCGAGCGTCACATCATCGAACGCTTGGCCTTGTTGCCAACTATGTAACACCGTGCTTGCGGTGACAAGTGATCGCGCCGTAGCGAAGCCACGCTGTGACTCGCGTGGATTAAAGATAGCGGGGTTGTCTCTAATATCTAACCCCGCATACTTGCCGCCCTCGTCATAGTCTGTGAAGTTATGCATGACGTTTGGTTTCAAATGCACCGCGGCGATGACAACGGGATGCACGTTGTTATCACTGGCCCACTGTATCCACTCGGTGGCTGTCGGACTACTCATGCGCACTATAATTACACGGTTACGTAAGTGCGCTTGGAACGCATCGCCTAGCCCCTCCTCTGCCATGTTGGTTGCCGCGAACACCACGCTGCCTTCGGGGAAGTGATACTCACCGAGTCGGCGCTCGTAGATTGGATTCGCTAACTGATACTGAATATAGCGTGGCGCTTTGACTATCTCATCGAACATTAAGAGAACTGGCCGCGCGCCGTTTACGCCGTGCTGATTGTGCTCGTTGACACCGAACCTACTGTTGGGTAACTCACGCGACACACCTAACTCACGGTCGATGTCTGGCATCCACAGCGATCCATCACTTAACTGCGTACACTCAACGGGTTGCGGCAAGCTGACGTGGTTGGCAAACTTAGGATGCCTGCGTAACTCTTGATAGATCGATGTCTTACCTGAACCCATAGGGCCCTCGATAATCACTGTGCACTTATCCCCTACTGCGAGGATCAAGTCTACGATTTGTTTACGGTTTAATGTTTGTACGTTCACGATGTTTCTCCTTTTATATTGGACATGATTAAGCGCTCATGTCCTTAGCGCTTACTACTCTTTATAACTGGTGTATCAATGCGACACACCGCTCGATGAACTCCACAACTTCTTGTGATAAGTGTGGCAACTCGTGGGTGAGTTTATAAGACACGACACCATCTGCGTCTATCCAAATAGGCGTACTGTTAGCGCGCAGGGAATTACTTGCTAAGTAAAAGGTAAACGGCATGAGACTGCGCTCTGCGTACTCTGGTTCGTAGCCCAGAATTAACATCGGCCTTAGTCCTGTGCTTGGCCTATCAACTATGCTGTAATGTATGAACACGCGCGTGTCATCTATTACATCATCTACCTCAAACTCGATTGAACTCTTTGACATTTGATACCTCCTCATACGGATATTGTTGGTCTATTAACATAAGCGCGTGGTCGATGAACTCAAGCGCATCAATGGGTATGTTGCTAGGTAGTGTACTTGGTACGCCTGCGCGCCCATCTATACCCAATAAGCGCCACTTACCTTTATCCTCGCGGCGATATGCAGCTACCATATCTATAAAATTGTTCTCATCATGATGAACAATGTCGACGTGTGTTATTGTTTTCTTAACTACGATGTCGTGCACTGTGTAGTCATGTGGGTTATTGGGTGTGCCGTACTCAACGGCATGCCGATGCGTGAGTACGGTGTATATGCGTATTTGTGTAGACCCAAAGCTTTCTTGCACATCAAACACGTTCTCGTCTTGTGGTAGTGGCATAAGGTTTCTCCTATTTAAAGCGCATGAGTAGTGGGTAGTTATTAATAAACTCACGCACGTTATCTGTCACGCTTGGATGTAGTTCTTTTCTAATCTCCCAGTTCTCATTGCCGTCATGGTCGATACCCACATTTATATGCCCTAACTCATATAAGAGCTGTGGTGTGTCACCGCGACTCACGCAGAATATAACTGCTGTGCGCTCAAGATCAGTGTTGCCCTCGTGTTCAGATGAGTGACGCACCTCGATGTAAATCTCAAAGCCATCTACCTCTATTGTGTCAGCGTAGAACTGTGGTACGTGTAGTTTACTCATAGATCCTCCTATTTAAAGCGCATTAGTAGTGGGTAGTTATTAATAAACTCACGCACGTTATCTGTTACGCTTGGGTGTAGTTCTTTAGTAACAGTCCAGCGCATGCCACCATCGTGCAGTATGTCCACCATAACCTCGCCCAGCGCGGCGGCGGTCCCCTTATGCGCTTCAGAATGATAAACACCGAACCAATACGCACCGTCTATTTCACCATCCGCTATTAGTGGTTGCCACACCACTCTTACTTGAAACCCATCTACCTCCACCGTGCTATGCTGTGCGCGTGGCGGCGCAGACTGCGCCGTTAACACGCCGCGCGTATCCGTAAAGCCAAAATCAAACCGCTCTTGATTACTCATAGCTCTAACTCCGCAAGGTTTTCAGGAACTGACATCGATGCGTCGAACTCCCACCACTTGAGCGGCGCTATGCCAATAGCAAAACCCTGTTCGCGCAGTGCCATTAAGTTCTCGATCTCATTCTCTTTAAGGTAATCACTGATAGAATCCGCCATGAACGATCCCGCTAGGGTTCTTTGTTTTATGCGCGTGCTTACCAAGTTAATCATCTCGTGCGCATAACTCCAGAACAGAAAGCGTTGGCGATGCTCGTCTTGATGCGTATTAGCGAAGTCGCGCTTGGCCCGATACTTACATTGGCGCACCACGAATTTATAACGGGATAGGAACTCACGCAGTCTAAGGGCCGTCGGCCCGTAGCCGACACGCTTACGCGATGATGTTTTGTTTTTAGTAAAGCGGCAATCACTACAGCGCCTATGTATCATGGTCCGCGCATCATCATTATCCCACCCGTACTTTTGTTTCTGCGCCCACGTCGGCACGCCGCGGAAGTGATCGATGTCCTTTACTTTCAAGCACTTCGTACATACGCGCTCATTAGGCCCTACGTGAAACCCTTCACGCTCGCCCAGCTTACGTTTTAAGCGCGCTGTTGATGTATAGGCGACAGTGGTCCACCCTTCCTCAGTTGCAAGCGCCACCAATAACTTTTTGACACGCGCAATATCCTCTTTCTGTAACCACATAATGCGCTTGTTTTCGCGAAGTGATATAAGCGTTCTGATTAACCTATCGTATGACGTGCGCGCGGGCCCCGTCACTGATCGTTGATGCTCGTGGCGAAAACGAATAATAGCTTCATTAATATTCCATACGGGATAGTCTTCCCATGTGTAGCGCCGTGACGCGGGCACTATTTTAGGCGCGAGATCTTGTGAGTACATAATACGTCTCCTAATTAAAAATTGAGTGTTCAGTATACCATTTTGATGTTGCAGTATACAAGCATACTTTGGATTAAAAGGCCCATTTCCAACGTTTTACATGAGCAAAATAAACTGTATTAAGAATGACACACTACGTAACGTGTCAAAAACTTTTTTCCACGGTGTCCAGAAATATACGGAAATGTAGCAAACGGCTGCGGAAGTTTTTTGACGTATATCGCCGACAGGCTTACGTTTTAGAACGGTGAGTTAAAACGGCCGCGGAAATACGTGTTTCGTATATTATGGTGGATGCTAGCTTTCAGGGCAAAAAGTAAAAAGGCCGCGGAAAAATTTACGTAACAGCGGAGATAGACCCTACCTATTTATGCGGGTTTCGGGCAAAGCCGTTTTACTTTTGCCATTTTTAAAAAATACATCTATACCCCCCAGTATACTGCGCTTGCGTAAACCAGAAAATATTTTTTTATGTAAGATGGTCTATGCGTATATCTAAAGGTTTTATTATATATTTATATATAAAAGAGCGCGGCCGTTTTATTGTTACAGCGCTAGATCGTTTAGTGGCGCGGGTTGTGGGCTGAAAAAGGCTTCTGCGGCCGTTCTGGAGTATACATTGCGTATATTCGCGTATATTGGTGTGTCGTTGTGACACACGGTATTTTTCACGCAAACTTTACCACGCGCACGCCGCTTTGATACTGGCACGACGTGCGCGTGGCGTGTCTATGCGCGCTTACCTTGGCCCTTTGACATTGATGCCCTTGAGTAATGATATGTCTGTTATTAAAACATACGATGACTTGTGCAGTGGCGCGACGCACCACGATGCCCGTTCTAGTCTGGCCTGTTCCTCGCCACAGAATAGGCACGTACGTTTGCCTAAGTCAGCGCGTGCTTGTGGGATTGCGTCGCCACAGATTGTGCAAGATGTTGTCATGGTTACCCTCCTCAAGATGTTGTGGTGTGTCATCGTGACACACCGATTGGTTAGTATGCTTGGCGATCGATCTCATTGCATATGCGGCGGCGAATCTCGGCCATGGTGTAATCGTAGTATGTGGATTTGATCCACGCAGCATCCGCGTCGTCGCGGGCTGTGACTGTGACAGCGCCGCTGTGCGGATGGATCTCTCCCATTACGTACCAGCCTTTATATTCGAACTCTTTAAACTTTTTCATGGGCCACCTCTAATATGTTGTTGATTTGAAACTCATTGTCTATGATGTCCGCGCAATCGTTATCAAGCGCTTTGTAAAACTTCTCGCGGGCTTGCTCTGGGCTATCGGCCATTACTTCATGCGCGTACACCGTGAGCGCCGTTGCTTGTATCAAATATAGCTTCATGATGATTCTCCTTAGTTGTTGATTGATGGGTTTGTTGCGTACGCTACGAATAACATGGCGAACATAGCCATGATTGAGATGAATATATTTACGCTGTCGAACGTGGTTACGGCGTAGAGCCCCGCTACGCCGCTCATTAAACCTAATGAGCACGACAGCCAAAAAACGATTAGTTGTATACGCATAATTATTCCCCTAAAAGATGAGTTTGGTCTAGTCTTTCTGCCATGCCCCTACTCGAGCACAGTAGAAAGTGGTGGCCGCGCGGAAATGCGCAGGCATTGATTAGAGCGGCGTACTTGAATACGCCGCATGGTTCATTTGTTGCGCTCGCAATGGCGACGCCATCAGCTAGCGCGTTTTTATATTCTGTCCAATAATCTTGCATGATAATCCCCTTTGGTTGTGGTGTGTCGACGTGACACACCGATTGAAGTATACGGTTTTGTTAAGTATACGACG